CTACAAATCAAGCATTGATCTGCGATGAACTTACTGCAAAGTTAGCACTTGTAATTGAACCATCCAAGAAATTTGCTGGGGCTTTTTCTTGGGCCACAAGGGTAAGAGTGTAACCCGAAAGGTCACCCATGGCAGCACCGGTTACGATGGTGCCTCCGGTTACCTCTGCGCCATGCTCCAGGCCCATCAGAAATACGTTTCCATTGTAATCCTCGACCAGGACACGGGGGCGGCCCCAGGCGAGCAATTTCAATTCTTTGTGAGTAGCCTTATCGAGTTTAGTGAACGTAAGGTTCAATGTTTGCTCGAAAAAGGTAGTGCCATTTTCACGGCTTGATGTGATGGCTTGCTCAAATGATGAGCCACCCTTCAAGTCGTATTTGTAGCACGTTACTGAACCCGTAGCGACAATTGTGTCAATCACATCGGTGTTCACGTTGTCAAAATCGATGTCAGCGACATCAATGCTATCGTATGGTACGAAGTAGGCAGCCTTGAGGCCACCCAAAGAGTCCTTGCATGGCAGGGAGCGACCGGTGGAAATTGCGCAACTCATGTTTTATTTTTTAATTAAAAAAGGGGCGGGGTGTATCACACCACCACCCCCTTGTTTTTGTTATTGCTTACGAATTAAGCCGTGTAGTACACGACCTCGGCACCCAGACCATACTGAACGCCAGCGGTGTATCGCATAACGATACGCACGTTGTCATCCCCTAAAGTTTCGGCAGTATCGATGACACGAACCTCGTTGTGATCGCTCAAAAGGCCAGTTCCGAAGAAAAGGTTTGAAGATTGAGCAGCAACCATTTTGTTTGAAGCAAGTCCGTTGACCATAGCCAGGCGTACACCTTCAAAATCCATAGGCTTCTCACCTACGAATGACTCAAAGCGGTAGTTCTCGGCACCCAATGCACGCATGTAGGCACGGGCTACGTTTTGCGGAACGTAGATAACGAGATCTTCCTTGCCGTAAAGGGCTGAAGGCACCGCATCAAGAACTTTTCCTAATTCTGCGATGACATTACTTGACGTAATGGTTGCTCCGGCAACATCAATTACATCAGCATCGGCAGCGAACAAAGTCGTGAAGCCATCAAACTCACCAGCGTTGGCGTTAACACCACTCCAAATGGTTTGCTCGGTCTTTTGAGCAACCTTGGCAGCAACGTGAGCAATCATGAAATCGCTGAATGAAGCAGGCAGGTTGTCGTATGCAGAGTAGCCCATGCTGATGGCTTCCCAGTCATTGCGGAAATCCTTTTTGCAGAGTTGCAGGTTCACTTGGAACTGCTCCGGCTGAAGGATACGCTCGGTCAAAGCGATGGTGCTGGTGGGATCAAAATCACATGTAGCATTTTTCACGATGTCATTGATAGACATCTTCTTGATGACCTCTTTGAACTTTACGTTCGGTTTGATCTCAACCAGGCCCTGCTCAAGGGTCGTGGAAGAAAGGAGTGCGCTGGCAATGTACTTGCCGGCAAATTCGCCAGTGTAACTGGTCGATACGGATACTGAAGTAGCCATTTTGAATTTGATTTATTGATTGATTTTTGCAAGTACACGCTCAAGAGTAGAATTGCCCTTTTTGTGGGCGAATTTAACCTCTTGGTGTTTGGTTTCGGGGTTGTGCTTGATAGGCTTGGCGGCCGGAACGGCAGACAATTCAGCCTTCAGAACTTCCTCGGTTTCTTTCATGCCAGTAATGAGTGCCTTCAACTCCTCAACGGCAGCCGTGAACTCAACCTTGGACACGAAGTCCTCGGCAGAGAAGTGTTGCTCGATCGTGTGTGACTCAATTACTTTTTTAGGAGTCGAAGTTTCTTCAGCGGCAGCAACCGGAACCTCCTCGGCAGGAGCCTCGGCAGCCGGAGCCTCTTCTTCAACCTCTTCGCCAGCCAGTTCTTTGATTTCGGCAATGATGCCCTCCTCAAGAACTACCAGCACTTTGCCATCTTCAAGGGCGTATTCGCCAACCGGAAGTGCAATTCGCTCTTCTTCGTTAACGATAAACACCTCATTTTCGGGTGCAAACTCGGCAGCCTCAATGATGGTTCCGTTTTCCAGGGCCATTTGAGCCAAATTGACCTCAACAACCTCCGGTGCAACAACGGCCGACAACTCGGCCTTGATGCGATTTAAG